AGACGTTGCTCATGTGTCATCACAACAACGCTTCCTACCGGTGGAAGCCTGTTGTATAGACTCAACATGGGCTATATACACATTTCGGGGGGTGTCGTCACTCACCCTGGACTTTCGTCCTGTGCGCCCTCACCTTGCGGTGATAGTGTCCTTGCAACACTTTGGGTCAAGGGTCCCCTTGACTTCGGGAACTGGGGCCGGGGTGTCGTTAATACCCAAGGATTGCTCCTTCCTTGCGGTTTGTGCCAATGACTCGTGGCACGCGAGAACTGGGGCCGGGGTGTTGTTACCACCCAAGATTTCTCTTCCTTGCGGTGTTGCACTGGCTTTTGCGGGAGGTGGCGTCACTCACCTGAGGTCTCTCCTCTGCTGCCCTATCGTTTTCGGTTTGCACTCACTTATGCGGGAGGTGGCGTCACTCACCTGGGCCCTACTGCCCTGCTGCCCTATCGTGTTTTTGTATCGACGATTCACATGGGGGGTGTCGTCACTCACCCGGGATCTGATGTTGGTGATCCCTGTTGCCCTGTTTTTCCTCTCCAAGTTTCCTATCCATCCTCTAGAGGTTGATGTGCTCCTCTATTTGAATGTGTTCCTAAGTTGACGATTCACATGGGGGGTGTCGTCACTCACCCGGGATCTGATGTTGGCGATCCCTGTTGCCCTGTTTTTACTTTGTTATGTATTCTTTAGAGGTTGATGTGCTCCTCTAGTCGAACATCCTGGGTATGGGTTGTCGGTATCTTCCCAGGATATCAAGTCCTTCCATGAATTTCTGTGGTCCTTGTTCGTTCTCTATAATCTGGCGGGCTCTCTCCACTGTGTTGGGCAATTCCCTCGACCACGCCGCCCGGTCTTTCTCACCTATCAAGCTACCACACTTTATATCAGTCGTCTTCGGTAAATATGGTATCAACTTCCATGAGTCAATCCTTTCTTTCGTCTTCATCCAGGGGTTGTCTCTTATCCAAACATCATTCCAAACCTCCAACATGTCTCTAGTTGTCATCCACTCTTTTTTCTGGTGCACTGACCAAGACACCCTTCCCGTGGGCACCCAGTGCTTCGGCACAATGGAGGTTATGGCAGCAAATCCTAATCTTAAGTCACGTCGGTGAAAGAAGTACAATGCCCACATCTGGGCATGGGCTTTAGCCAGGCATCCAGCAGCTGACATGCTCACTATTCCTCCCTTCTGGACTCTCGACCTCCCCAAAATCTCATTTTGGTCACGACAGGGGACCACTAGGGATCGGCCATCAGAAAGAGTCAGGGGGTGGAAGTGGTGTGAACAAAACTCAACTTCCTGCCAGCTCGTATATCGGGGTGATGGGTCCGTCAGGTTTAGGTTTTTCCTAATTTTTGATGTGGCAGTAATGTACTTTAGGCTGGTGTGGAAGGCATCATTGTTTGTGGCGACCACAACATCATCACCAGCCACAACCATGGCCGACAGCGTCTCCACTAAATTCTTGTCCAACCATGTCTCGATGGTGTTCAATGGGGCATCCAAGAGCCCCTCTGCCTCCAACACTCTACCAACCTGATTTTTTGCATTTGTAATCGTGTTCATCGCATATGTTACTACTTGCCCTGAGCCTCTTTGATCAGTTCGTGTTAACACATCCAGCACCGTCCCACTCCTGTACTTTGGGTGGTTTCGCGGGAATAGAGCCACAATGTTCCGGTAGGCCATTTTATACACGGATGACATCAGCTTCCTATGGTAATCATCYTGGGCCAGCTCTAACAGGAAGAACAGCTCATCTTCCAGGTCTGATTCCGTAATTCGGGTGTCCCATCCTGCCACGTCATCCGCCACCAACCAGTGTCCTTTCCTAGCGATTTCTTCCAGATAATAACCGAAGTAGTTCACTCCTATTCCGCCCACTCCACATGGAAGGTACTCGCGAGAAACCCAGTGATCTTCGTTCAAAAAGCCTAAAGCCTCGTATTCTAGGAAACGGCATCCAAGCCACATATACCAAATCGTGCGTGAGCCTTTTGCCTCTCCACACACTGAGGGTTTTTTCTCCTTCTTCCCCATTGTGTTGTACACGCAAAGCTCACAGTCTCCTTGGAGATGCAACTTCCTTTCTCTATCAACCAGTTCCCAAAACCGGGGGTCCGCCAAAGCCTCCTGAACAGAGGGCCAATCCAAGCTTTTCATCCATCCTCCTATAGCGGCATCGTTTTTTACGTTGGCGAGGTACTCACATGGTGTTAATATCCGGGGTTTCAAATGTTTTTTCCGATACAACTCGACAATCTTTCTCATTATCAACCGGTTCAGGGCTTTGATCTCCATTGATGGCTCTTCCGTCAACGTGTCCACCTTTTCCCTCAAAATCTTCTGCTGGGCGTAGGTTGACACGTCCGTCATCATGAAAGTAGTCACCCGGCTTAGAAAATCCCATGGCCACATCACCCGACGAATGAGCGGATTCACGGTCTGCCCTCCGGGAGAGATGTCATCAGTCACGAACGATCCATGGTATCCAAAAGACTGGTAAGGGTGTTCTTTGTCTACGAACCAAGTTGCTTTGTTCTCTCTCTCCAGCAGCTTAAGACGGCGTTGGATCACGCTCATGTCCTGTTTCTTTATCTTGGCAGCCGGGTCAGATCGTGTCCCTTTCTCAAGCGTCGGCCCGTCGCCTACAATTGCCGGCTCGTCACGACGAAATCTCCCGAGCAAAGATCCCAACAAGAAATAAACAGCAGCAACAATATTCGAGCGTTTTCCTGAAATGTAATACATCTCAGCTGTTGAATTGCGACTCAAAGACACTCTCACCAGTCTACCATCATATTCATGCTGGAGAGCCTCCAACTTCCTCAAGACCTCAAGGTGGTACGGTGACAATACCTTGCAACAGAAAGCCGCCCGGGGACTCAGTTTCAACCAGTTTTCCAACAATCCTAGCACTTTCAAAGTCCGTGTCTTCTCTATGTGGGGTGAGGAGTCACTCTCYCCAATATCACACACTATGGTGTTGCACTCCTTTGGGGTCAGTCCATAAACATCCACACCTGACTTTAGCACTGCCAAGTTATATCCTCGAGTCATAAACCTTTGGGGATCCTCACGTGATCTTCCTCCCAGCGTAAAGCCAAGTACCTTCGACACTCGCTGATCCATGACCAACCGCTGGGTCCAGCCTCCTCGTCCACATCCTAGATCATACACCAGTCCTTTAGGTTCCCATCCGTGTCTCTTGATAATCTCGTCCAGTTTCAGGCCTCCTCGTGAGACATAATCTCCCTTCTCCGTTTCATCAACTCCTCGTGACTTGTACTTTTCAAAAGCCGCAGATGACAGGCCATTCAGTAAGGTTTTCCATCGGTAGCCGAGCCCACAAGCGTCCGTCTTCATCAGAGAACGTCTCATGTCCAACCGGTCCGGATGCAAGATAAACCATAAGATTAAACATCCACCTCCGAACATCAGATTCCCGGGCTCAAAGCAAACCAACAACAAAGTCACGAAAGTGTAATCTATAGCATTGTGAATAGGGTTGTTTGGCTTGATTAACACTAAGAAACAATAAACTCCCACAAAGATGAACGGAACCAAGTTCTGCCAGCACGGGTTTGACAACATCCACAAAAGAGCCACGAACGCCTGCAATCCAAAGAACAGTTGACGGCACCTTGATATTCCRTCGCGAGCTGTGATCTCCKCRTCAACCTCTCGTCGGGTGCTCTTCGCCAGCATGACGCGAACGGGTCTAGCCGTGAAAGCATACTTCTTGTCATACACACTCAACACCAGATACGTTAGGGCCAAACCACCACCAAACACTTTTGACAAAGTGTTGGTCGCGAGAAACACGCCCACAACAGCTGGTATTGTGGAAGTCCATGGGATCATCGTGAGCTGAAAGCCACCAATAGTCTCCGAGGCTCCAGGTTCATTTGTCACCCTAGCCAACCAGCAGCCCTCCGCAAACGCACTAACGAGTGGTCCAAACACACCGCTTCCAGCATAACTTACCAAGAGCGTTCCCGTCATAGAGAGGCCCAGCATGTCGTTCCCGAAGTTGAAAACACTACCAATGACGGCATCATCCCGCCTCGTTGCCATGTAGGTGGCAACCGAAATCAAGTCCCGACGCACATTCGGCAGCAGGTTCAACTCCCACGCCACAACAGCACTCGCAACGACTGCCAGGAGGATCACCAGTTTCACGACATCATTCTCGGCGAATCCTCTCTGAGAGTTGGCGGCTCCAAAGCACAAAATTATCACCAAAGCCACAGTCACAATAAAGACAAACACAGGAGGCACCCCAGAAAACACAGCGCAAATGGGCCCAAAACTCATGACTACCGTGGCCACCTGTTGAAAGTACGCAGTCTCGTGAGAACACATAGCTGGCACAGCCGCCTTTTTTCCCGAGAAGATAAATCTTAATCCTCTCCACAGCAACACTAAAAATACCAGCGCGATCACTCCGGCAACTGCCCCAATCAACACAGCCATCCAAGCCTTTAGCGAATCTCCCACCACCTGCCTGGGCACCTTCGGATCAGTCACCCGTGATATGTCATGCAACTCATCTAGAGCGTCCTTCACTGAGTCTTTGAAAATGCTAGCACTCGTTGACGTCAACACTGTGTAAATTCCACTCATCAGACCGGGAAAGTCAATGAATAAGCTCCTCTGTTTCAAGAAAAATCCAATCCTAGCCTTTTTATCCTCATCCTTTTCCTTCTCAAATCTCTCATCATAGTATTTCGGGGCATAGGCGTGACTCCCTGAGGGAGTCCGAATCGTCAAACACTGTCCTAGGCGACGTCCCTGAAACAAAACACTATGCTTGATCTCATGGGACTTCGCCCAATTCCATGCCAACCAAACGGGCACCTGCTGTTTCATCAAATCCACCAAACGTTTTACGGCTCCAGCATCCAGCTTATATGTTCCAAGTGGCTCAAAGAACTCCCGCTCCTCCCGCATAGGATGGCAAGACAATTGATCTAAGATCATCTGGGCCTCAGTCCAACACACCCAGGTCGCAGGATCCTCCTCTAGCTCAACGTCAACAGGGTAGATGTAAGTTCCGGGCTGGCGCCTCCCAACTCGTCCTCGGCGCTGGATTGCTGACGAGCGGGTTATCCCCACTCTCCGCAACACCACTCCCTCATCAGACAAGATGGGACGAACCGCCTGCCGGGTGTCGATCACAGTTTGAGCTCCTAGATTTGCTCCCATTTCACTTATGTCAGTCGATATCACAAATCTTAAATCTGGTTTTCGAGCTTCTGGCATGGCTGCGTCAAATGTCTCTCGTGTCAACGCTACTCCGCCAAGCTCCTTCGCCAACGTAACAGCTCGAGAGATGGTGGGGACAAACACAACGGTTTTTCCCTCAGCCTTCCCAATAATGAACCGCGCGTCAACATCCTTCGCCGGGAACTTCACAGCCACGTCTTCAATGGGAAAATTTGATCCTGAGTTGCCCGGGAGGCCCGGAGGGGTCGCGCTCATATACACTATTCTCACTCCTTTTCCGTTATGATAATCCATCACTCCTCTACAGGCTATGGAGAGAGGGTCCAGGAAGTGGCACTCGTCCATGATTATGGTTGAGAACTTGACACTATCTAGGCCATGTTCTAAGATGTATTGCATTAGTGTCGCGTGGCAAGCCACAGTGACAGCATTTGTTCGATACATGGCCAGGTTTTGTCCTATGACAACGTTTGGGCAGTTCTCCTTAATGGCCCGGGCCACTTCATCTTTCACAACTCTCGTCGGAGCTAGCACCAGCAGGCGCTTTCCAGCGGCAATATGCTCTTTTGCCTTCTCCACAACGACAGTTCGTGTTTTTCCTCGCCCTGGATGCCAATCAATGAATTCCCGACTCACGTCCTCAACTTCTCCAACCTCGACCAGTCCATCGCCATTTGACACCAAAGAATAATACCTGTTTCCAAAATAAAAGCCATAACCATAAATTCCGATCAACCGACCATCAAGTGAATAAATCGGCGACCCCGAGGAGCCAAAACCAAAATCCTTCTCCACCGCCATAACGTGTTGTCCATCAACGTCCAATGTCACTACTCCTATCCTAGCACACGAAACGCTACCGTCCGGTTGCACCGCCCGGATCACGACCTCAGGCTCAGAGCTCCCAGCTATGTTCCAATCTCCGCCATAGGCAGCCAGATCTCGACGGACATCTCCTGAGTACATCCGGACCATCCTACCTTGCCATTTCAAATTCGCGCCTCCAGTGACGTGGAGGTGGGTGTGGAAGACGCCTCCTTTGGCGACTCCCACGCCCACCGCACGGCGGTGGAACAACGAGTTTGCCACAACCTGGTACACTCCATCTGGTAAATGCCCAAAAGTCGGATGCAAGTTGAGCTCTGGTAAAACAATGCGAGGCAGCAATAGATCCGACCGTTGAGCCGTTGACCCTGATATCAAGCGTGGCACCCAGATGGAAGCCCGCGTGACCCAAGCCAGGATCAGCACAGTTCCTCCAACATAGACGTTTATCGCCATCAGTCCAATGCTCAGGGCCAAAATCGCCACACCGGCGGAAACAGTTCCTGCGTCCGTGTAACCAATCAACTCCACTCCTTCTGGGGCAAACCTCCCTGACAGATTCTCTGGCAGGGGTTTCGGTTCTTCTTCGTCACATCCAGTTGGTATACCGTCTCCCTCAACAGACACCAGCTCAAGTCCCCCGGGAGGGCCCATGGTGATAAGTAGCCACGCAACGAGGCCACCAACACCAACAACCACTCCCGTGGAACCCAAGCCGATGTATTCAAGACTCGCGGCTACTACGTAAAGCGTCAAGAAGTACATACATCTCATGGCCCAGCTGGTGATACTCCGGAGTCCACTCTTCCAGAGAGTTCCCGAGTAAACGTAGCGTTCTACGCATGGCCAAAAGAGCAAAAGACAAGTCCCGATTATCAGCGTAAGTGAGCCCCATAGGAAATGGTTGATCAGATGTCTGAGTATAACGAGAACGTCTATCAAACCTGCTCGGTGGCTCTCCATGACCCTGAATACTCCGAAAGCAGAGGTCACATAAAGTGGGAACACTATGTTGTCTACGATCGTCATCAGCCACGGCGTCAAGAATTGAATCCACATCGTCAACCACTGGACTAGCAACAATTTCAAGCTCCCTGTTCTCTTCCGAATTTCCCATCCCGTCAGAAACAGGTGGGTCGATGTTAGGCGCATGCCAAGCCAGAAATGGACAAGCATCGACGATCCATTTGGCACATATCCCAAAGCACTCGAGCAAGCGAGCCACCACCAGGACAAGTATGCAGAGAACACAGGAGATCCCAGCAATATAAAGATACCCCAGGTACCAATCACTCTCGCAATCCATTGGTGTCTCGTGCGAGCAGTCAACACATACAATAAGAGGCCCACCAGAAACAGATTTGTCTCGTCTCTTGGTGGGCCCTGAGGAAAAAACGACTGCGTAGCCTCAGCGCCTCCTATTGGTTGTGTCCATCTGCTAGTTGTCTTGTGGGCTTTTTCCTCCATCTTGTCCAGCAGGTCATCAACTCTTGGTATTTCATCCTCGGGTTCATCGCTCAACAACACTTTCTCGGCAGACTCAGTAGCTTTTGGTCGTATCTCCATTGGATAATACAAGAAATCATCCGCTTCGAAATGTATGGGCTCCGTTAAGAACGCCAGACACGTCTTGCAACACCATTTCTTCACAAGCAATGGATCAACTCGCATAGCGGAACCTCGATCCCCACAATGTGGGTCCTGCTCAACAGTTGTTCCAGGAACAGGTCCAAATCTAAGTTGCACGCTTGCTTTGTCCCACGGGAACTCATCCTGCGTCTTATAACCTGGTATGTGGTTGGCAAATGAAATTGGTCCACCATACAACGGGGGCATGAACAGCCGCTTGTCCTTGGGTGTTGCGGCATCAACCGTGTACGCCATAGGCCAGACACATTGATGACTTTGAGTCAGCTCCAATTGATCAAGTTTCCATGTTCCATTTCCAGCTCGCCGACTACTCATCCACATCATACCATCCGTAAACACTGCTCGGTCATTCTTCATGGCAACCCCAGCCAAATATGTGGGGCAAAATGCAGACGGGACTTCAGACGGTTTGACCACAACGTTGGATCCAAACATCTTCCGACTGTAATGAACAAATTCGTACTGAAACCCCACGGCAACCTCACAAACCTGGCGCGGGTCTTGGCCACTTGTCAACACACGTATCACCTTGTCACTCTTGGTCTCATTCACACACGCACGTGACCACATACTTGTGGGCAACTCTCCCAACGCACTTTCTTGCACATCTCCTTCAATCTTTATCATTGCCAGTTTCATAGTTGAATCGCCAAGGCGAACCACGTGCACATTTTTCTCCATTTGTGGGAACACTCTCTCATAAGATGATGATACATTCGCATAAACCAGGCCATCTCCCACAGCAGGGATTTTTTCTACAAGCGACCTGGCTGCAGCACACTGCAACACATCCTCACACAATATGCACACTTTTGAGTTCACCTCTAACAGGCTCTCCAACAAAGACGTCACCAAATACCTATCTTCCAACTCAACTGCATGGTCTCGGGTGGGCCACTCGGCAATAGACTTCCACACGAATGTCCCACTACCACAGGACACGATTTTCCTGTCAGGGTCGAAGCCACATCCCACGTCTGCTCGTACATAGTAAATCATGCCCAGCAAGGCCAGGAAGACCAAGATCTTCCGGTCAACAAAAACTAATCCTGCTAGACACACAAGCACTATGGGCGACATCATAAGCTTCCACATTGAAATCTTTCCCACAAGATCATGCCATACTCCTCCAATTCCATCATATCCAAATCGGGTGTATCGGTTATATAGATGTCGCGTCAGCCGGAAAGCCTGTGTGATCGGGTTGAACTTGCACTCCACCTGGAGCGTGGACGTTCCCACAGTCAAGGTAGCAGTGCGGTTCCCACAACCAACCCAGGCTCTAGCTTCAGCGTGTTTGTTCATGAACACCATCTTTGATGCCATCAAATGACATCCGTCGCATTTCAGGGGCACCGAACAAGTGCTATTCGTTGGTTGGTTCAGCGTGGTGATCACCACTCCACTATATCCCAGGCCATTTTGCACAAAAACCGAGGACCGTAGCGATGGGCAATCCACGAAATTTCCCGTCACCAACTTATCCAGCATAATCTGACAAACAAATCCGGTGTCCAAAAATCCATCATGTGTCGTTATCGATTTCTCCCATTCAAAACCTGGGTCAAGGACGTGCTTCACCAAAATCTCATTTGGTTTCACATCCCCCCAGACCACCACATGTTCTCCTCCAACGTACCGTCCGTTAACGTTTGACATTCCAGGCCAGTCCTCGATCTGACTCTTTAAAAAGAGCCCTTCATGTTTCTCACCAGTGACATAATAGTAGTCCGTCATTAGCCGCTCCGACTCCAGCCGACAAGTCATGGTAGCATGACCCAGCTTCCCAAAAGTAAAAGTCACTGGGACATCACTAACCACAGCCTGCGTATTGTTTATCGAGTGGTATCTGGCGGTAACTTCCAWTGTCACCACAGATCTAGATAAAGAGCTCACATTATATTGGTCAGCACAGCTCAACTCGACACATGTGCCCACCCAGCCTATTCCCCATTTAAAGCATCCTGTACCCCAGCCTCGGTTATAAGGCTGGGATGAGCACACTCGTCCGGGACCAGAAATGGATGGCATGTTCAATTGAGAACCTCCTGGGCAAATGTCTGTCGAATATGTGGCATTCACATGGCAGTCCCCAACCAAAAGTCGTTGCTGTTGTCCTCCATACACAAAAGCTCTTTCCGTTTGCATTTCCAAAAGTCCGTTTATAGTCGAAGTCGCATATCCTTCTTGTGGTCTTAAGGTGGTTTGAATCATAGTCATCCCCTCTGCCTTTAGCGTGTACAGCGGTTCCAGGTATTCACCACTAACAGTCGTCCAAGTTCCAATCGAAAACAAGATCACCAGCCAAATTGGCCATCTCTTCGCTATGGCAACACACAACAGAATGACACACACTATGGTCTTATTCTCCCGTATTGTCTTAAAAGCGATTATTTCAAGTTCGGCCAAAAAGTCCATCTTCTTGCTTGCAGCTGGCGTGACATCTCGACGAACTGGTCTCCGAACCACACATCTATAGTATCGCAAGGTAAACTCAATCCACGTCGATCCACAGTCAATTGCGTCTAGGTTCTTATCCATGTCAGAGGCAACCTTCGGGCACTGTTTTTCAACCAGAACTCCGTTTGGGCATATGTCCGTGGGCAACTTAAAAACGCGGCGGTGATCCGTCACGTTTTTCCCCCCCATAAACAACTGCACTGTTCCATCCAAACTCATGTTCACGTCCACAACAGCTGCGAAAGTCACCATTATCAAAGTCAATAATCCGATTCCTTGTAGTCCTCTCTGGGCACCTCTTCGTTGTTCCAGTCTCGTCACACGGCGTGACAAACCCCAAACCCGGTCCCTCAACTGCTTTAGCATCATGAGCAAGACCATCGCGAGGTACACCACTCCAGTTGTGACATCCGATCTAAGTAGTCCAATCCAGTTCTCCCACTCGGTTTTGGTCCCTAGACCAAACTTACGCCGAATGGGCTTGGTCCCGCGCAATACGAGACCTTTCTTCACGTCATCTCTTTTCTTCTTTCTATCCTTTTTCTCCTTAATGGGAGGGGGCGGGATAGCTTCCCTTCTCCCATAATTTACTCCTTTCTTTCGCTCCATCTTCTCAACAACGTCGCAAAAGTTTTTCAAACAACCAAAGCTTCTATAACAGCTAAACTAACCGATAGTCTAACACTAGCGTAGGTTTTTAAAAACTC